AATTGGAGATGGACGCACCGCCTAACATGTTTCAAAATGACTTCAGATAAGTTTTTCGAAGCGTTAGACGCGCCCGAATCGTTCGTACGCCACGGCTACGGTTACGATTTTGTTTACGTCGATGGCAGCCACAAGGCGGATAATGTTTACAGGGACGCCGTAAACGCGTGGAAGTGGCTACGGCCGCGCGGTACGATCGCGTTTGATGACTACAAATGGTCAGACGGCGTAAGCAAGCCGGAAGAGTTGCCAAAGGCGGCAATAGACCGATTTATGTTCGAACATGCCGGACAATTCCGGTTGTTGGAATACGGTTATCAGGTTTGGTTGCGGAAGTTGTAAACGTTCTGCAACCGACAAAACAGACTACACACTTTCAAACCACACAATACGAAAGGGTAGGATATGGATTATCAGGATTTTATAATTAGCAAAAAACATATTGGCGCGGCGCATGGCATAGGCGCAACATACATGCCAAGTATGATGTTTGATTTCCAACGGGACCTAGTGGATTGGGCTTTGCATTTGGGGAGGGCCGCGATATTTGCAGACTGCGGAATGGGCAAAACCATTATGCAATTGACATGGGCTGAAAACATTGTACGGCATACCAATAAACCGGTATTGGTCCTAACTCCGTTAGCGGTCGGACAACAAACCGTACGCGAAGCGGAAAAGTTTGGTATTGACGCAACTTTTAACAAAGCGGGCGATCTAAAGACAGGCATTGTTGTAACTAACTACGAATCATTGCACCACTTCGACCGTCATATGTGCAGTGGAGTAGTGTTAGATGAATCGTCTATTCTAAAATCGTTTGACGGATCGCGCAAAACCGAGATAACGGAATTTATGAAACACATTCCGTATCGGTTGTTATGCACGGCTACCGCGGCTCCAAACGACTATACCGAACTGGGCACTAGCTCGGAAGCGCTCGGCTACCTTGGCTTTATGGACATGCTGAATCGGTTTTTCAAAAACGATAACAACAATTCAGGACTTAAACGTATGTATGGCGAGGCCCCGAAGTGGAGATTCAAAGGCCACGCCGAGCGCCCGTTTTGGAGATGGGTTACGTCATGGGCGCGCGCAGTTCGAATGCCGTCCGATTTGGGATACGACGACGGCAATTTTGTTTTGCCTGCACTGCGAGAGCACGACCATCTAATAGAAGCGCATTCGGCACCGGACGGAGCGCCATTCAATTTGGCGGCCGTTCACTTAGATGAGCAACGGGAAGAGCGCAAACGTACCGTAAACGAGCGTTGCGAGTTTTTGGCTCATCGCGTTAACAATACCAACGCCCCGGCCTTGCTATGGTGCGATCTAAACGACGAAGCGCGCAAATTGCGGGAGCTAGTGCCCGATGCGGTCGAGGTATCGGGCAATGATTCAGACGACGCAAAAGTAGAAAAGTTTACGGCGTTTATTGACGGTCAAATACGCGTATTGGTAACGAAACCAAAAATCGGCGCGCTTGGTTTGAACTTCCAACATTGCTCGCATATAGGGTTTTTCCCGTCGCATAGCTACGAGCAATACTATCAAGCTATCCGTAGATGTTGGCGCTATGGACAGCGTAACGCCGTCGATGTCGATCTTGTCTATACTGAAGGGCAGGTGCGCGTTATGAAGAACCTACAACGCAAAGCAAAGGCCGCCGACGCAATGTTTGGAGCGTTAGTTTCAGAGATGAATAACGCGCTTGGAGTGACCAAAGTAAACAACCACACAAACCAACTGGAGATACCGACATGGCTATAATCGATCAAAACATTACGGACCGTTACGCGCTTTACAATGGCGATTGCGTCGAGGTAATGCGGGACCTACCAAACGGGTCTATTCATCTTTCCGTGTATTCGCCGCCGTTCGCTGGACTATATCACTACTCTTCAGATGAACGCGATATTTCGAATTGTGCAGACTACAACCAATTCTTTGACCATTACGGATTTGTTGTTAAAGAGTTGCACCGTATCACAATGTCGGGACGCATTACGGCCGTCCATTGCAAGGACATACCCCTAGGCAATAGCGGACGCGATGCGTTGTATGATCTTCCGGGCGAAATCATACGTTGCCACGAAGCGCGCGGTTGGCATTTTATCGCGCGTCATACAATTTGGAAAGAGCCGCTATGGGTACGCAATCGTACTATGACTAAAAATCTTGCACATAAAACGATTGTTGACGATGCTACTAACGCCGGGGTCGCCTCGGCCGATTATATGCTCATCTTTCGTAAGTCTGGAGACAATCCAATACCGGTAGCTAATCCGACAGGGTTAGAATTTTACGCGGGCGAAGCACCTTTACCGGACGACTGCCTGTCCTACAAAGGTTGGAAAGGTAAGCAGACAGAAAACAAGTATAGTCATAACATTTGGCGCCGGTATGCTTCGTCGATTTGGGACGATATAAGGATGGACCGCGTTTTACCGTTTCGAGATAGCCGGGACCCCGACGACGAAAAACACGTACACCCGTTGCAATTGGACGTTATTGAACGGGTGGTAACACTTCGCAGTAATAACGGCGAGACGGTGTTTACGCCATTTATGGGCGTTGGTTCTGAGGTTTACGGCGCTGTTTTGAACGGTCGGCGCGCGATAGGGGCCGAATTGAAATCCTCGTATTATCGGCAGGCCGTATTGAATCTTCAAAGCATCGGCGAAGAGATCGTAACCGAGCCGACGTTGTTTGATGAGGGTTTATGACTGAAGGGTGGGTAAAGGTGGATAGGTCAATTCAATACACTTGGATAGCCCGCAAGCCCGAATACGTCGCTATTTATATGGCGATCGTTTGGGGCGTCAATTACCGACCCTCGACTATGGTTGTGGGGGGACAACTGATAACCGTTGAAATCGGCGAGATGGTGACGTCTATTCGGGCACTTGCGGAGCGGTCAAATACGACACAAAAGAGCGTCCGAAACTTCCTTAATAACTGTTTTTATGCCGACATCATTCTGGTTAAAAGGGGCACAGCAGCGACACACCTTAAGTTGTTTAGTTGCAACGAGATACAACCGCCCCAATACCAAGAGGGGCACAGTTTGGGCACAGTTTGGGCACAGTTGGGGCAACATCATAAGAAAGAAGAAAGAAGAAAGAAGAAAGAAGAAAGAAACAATAACGTAGAAGAGGGCGCTAACTCGCGTTCGCGCCCGCGCCCGCGTTCGCAGGATGAAACAACGGCATACTTCGCGGAATTAGGAAGTACTCCGGAGGATGCCGCTACGTTTTGGGATCACTTCGAGTCCAACGGGTGGAAAGTTGCAGGCAAGGCGCCAATGAAGAATTGGCAATCGGCGGCCCGAAATTGGGTACGCCGCAACAAAAATAACCAAAGGACACTAGCAAATGGCAAAGCAGCAACGGGCCATCGACATTTGGAGGCGGGAAGCCCGGATAGTATCCGCCGCCTCTTCGAATTGGAGCGACCGGGCGGAGGTGAACGAACAACACCGCTGGAACTGGCTCAAAGCAATGGCCGCCCACTTGGAATTGGGCCGACAAATGAAGATTCCGGAACACGTCTTGAGTTACCTTTTTGTCGAACTGACGTCGATGGACTATGACCCGGACCAAGCCGAACGCGCGGAAATATGGTTGAAATACGGCGATTGGACATATCGCGGCAAAGACCCGATTTTGCAGCTCTCGGATTTCACACCAACCGAGGACCAATTTCGCAAGGCATACGAGGCCGCTCACGCGCGCCATACGCCGAAGATTGCCATTGAACCGCAATCAGACCCGCGCGAGATTTTGGACGCCGCCTCGCGCAAATGGTGGGCTTTGGAGATTATCACGGTTTACGAACCGAAGTGGGGTTGGAAGTTGCATACGCCGTGGATTGACGATTGGCGCAATAGCCCGGCCGAACACGCGCACCATTTGGCAACACGCAACGAGCGCGCCGCCCAATTACGGGCCGAATCCGAGCGGGGAGCCAATGCCTAAAAAGCCCGGACGCAAAACAAACGCGTACGCCGATTCGGTCCAACCGGCCGATAAGCTAACGGAGTACGTGTATTCATCGCAAGCAATGGCCGGACGGGTTCGCGTTCATACCCACCCGAAACGATTAGAGTTTCGAATAGCACCGTCCGACCGAATGACGCTATCGACACGGATCGACGAATTGATAGACGCCATGGCAGACGTTCACCGGATCGACCGCGCCGCTATGCGGGAACGTTCGGTACGGGATCACGATTTGTTATTTGCACAGCAAATAACATGGTTTTTGCTCCGCAACCGTTGGGGTTTGCCCTATCAAGTGCTATCCGGATACTTTGACCATCACCGGACCACCATACGACATGGGATAGAGAATTGCGAGAACGCCTACCAAACCGACGGGCATTTTCGGCGCTATGTTGACCTACTGCCCTTTTACGCAAACATTAATATCGACGAGGGCCGTATAATTGCATTAGAGGCACTTTTTGAGCCAAAGGCAGGGAAAGACACGCCGGAACCCGTAAAAACGCAACCACGGACACGGGAGACGGCAAAAACGGGTATTATGAGGGAGGGCGAAAGGTAAAATTTTGGAACACGCAACCGAAATAAGGCGAAAAGCGGGCAGGCCAAAGCTAGACATTGACCCCGAGGAGGTGCGGGAATTGGCCGCCAATGGCGCGACCGATACCGATATTGGGCGAATTGTTGGTTGCACAGATCAAACGCTAACCAACCGCTTTCGGATCATCATTGACGAAGCCCGGGCCGAACTACGGCAACGGTTACGCGAAGCGCAGATCAAATGCGCGATGAAAGGTGACCGCGCTATGTTGATTTGGCTAGGCAAGCAATACTTAGACCAAACCGACCGCATGACGAACGACACCAACTTTGATACGTTTGAGGTAATCATTGGCAGTAAGGACAACAACAATACCGCACCCCTTGCCGGCCCAACAGAAGTTCTGGAAATCGGACCGGCGGATTAGGGCGTTTGTTGGCGGTATCGGTTCCGGTAAAACGCTGGCTGGCGTTGTGGAGATCGTCCGGCAACCGGCGTTGTCGTACGGTACGGTATTGGCCCCGACCTATCCAATGCTCAGGGACGCAACGCACCGGACGTTCTTTGAACTCTACCGCGGGTGGGTGCGTGAGCATAACAAACAAGAAAACACGACGTTGCTAAAAAACGGTTCGGTCATCTTCTGGAGATCGGCCGACCAACCGGACCGGATGCGGGGACCGAACCTAAATTGGTTTTACATGGACGAAGCGGATTACATGGCCGCCGAAGCATGGGACGTGATGCTAGGCCGTATCCGCCGGCCGCCGTATCAAAAGGCATGGATAACCACGAGCGCCAACGGTCTATCTGGGCGCGGCTGGGTGCGCGATCGCATCGACCGCAAATACAGATCGCGAACGTTTGGCTACGACGTTATCACCGCCCGGACCAAAGACAACATCTACCTTCCTACTGAGTACGTCGAATCACTCTACGAATCCTACGCGTCCGACGTAGCTAGGCAGGAATTGGAGGGCGAATTTGTTGACGCTATTGGGCGCGTCATGCGGAAAGACTGGCTACAACTGTCTGCAATGCCGCCGGACGGGACGCAGTATGTAGTCGGCGTGGATTTGGCTATCAGTATGAAGAACGATGCGGACGACCGAGCTATTGTGGTTGTTGGCAAGCACGACAAAACGTTTTGGGTTGTTGACGTTGTTTGTGGCAAGTGGTCGTTTCAAGAGACCAAACGCAAGATCATTGAAACGTCAGAACGGTGGAACGCTATCAAGGTTTGTGTAGAGAATGTAGCGTATCAAGACGCGATGGTGCAAGAGCTAAGGGCCGAAACAATGTTGACGGTTTCCGGCGTTAATCCGAAGGGCCGCGATAAGCTAACGCGGTTCCTACCGATAGCAGGGAAATACGAACACGGATTCATTCGTCACGTTCATAACTTACCCGCAGAGTTTACCGAGCAACTACTTACGTTTGACGGTGGAAACAGGGGTCATGATGATATGGTAGATGCCC